GAAGAGAAGATGCAATCTTGCCCATAGGGGTTGAAAGAATGCAAGCCTTTCCTTTGAAGTTGTTACCTTCTTGGACCAGAGAAGTAATCTTGTGTGAAACGCGGTCAAGGTTGACGGTAGGACCATCGGGGTGACCGAGTTCTCCAAGAGCACGACCCTTGTTTACGAAGTTTTCGCAGTAGCGATCAACTTCTCTTGAAAGAGTAGAAATGGGATACATTCTCCCATTACGGTTCTTGATTTCACCTTGAAGAAATACACCTTCAATGTATAACTTCTTTCCGGCACCAGTGCCTTCGGTGATAATTTTTACGTTAGTGACTTCTTCTGTGATAAGTTTCATTGTTATCTACCTGAGTTTGCGTCTACTTGGGTTCCTGTAAGTGCAGAATCACCTCTCAGTCCCTGACCTACATCTAAATGAATTACAACTCCACTAGATGCTGGAACTACTAAAGTGCCTAAATCGGCATTATCATCGGAATTTCTGAGAGTTACTGTTTTATGGGTAGTAGCATCAGTATTTGCTACCCAAACCGCAGTTGATGATGTAAATTGTGTTGTGCCAGACAGTGCAGCAGCAGTTCCTATAATTTTCATTATTCAGATTCCTCTTCTGTATCTGTTTCGTATTCATCAACTACTTCATCTTCAGATTCGTCCTGAACTTCAGGATATTCAAATTCTTGACCAAACATTGCATTAGCAATATATGGTCTTGCAATATCAATACGTTCTGCTGCTTTCGCATACAGAATTTCTTTCATTTTGTCGCTAATGTCGTTTGGCGAACCACCCGTAGCGATCAAATCGATAACGTCGTCCATAAAAATTCAATATGTTAATATACTATATTTATAACTCAGCCTTTTTGGTGTCTCTTGAGTACTGTCTATCAATTTTTGCTGCAGACGCTTCGAGGTCTGGTTCTTGCGGAACTTGACCCATTCCCATAGCGTCAGCACCCATACCTTGCATACCAGATCCGTCTCCACCTTGCATTGATGGATCCATTGGTTGTGGGAGTGGTTGACCAGTAATTGGATCGATTGTTGATGGATCTGGAATGATTCCTTTTTGAATTTCGTCTTCAATCTGAGTATCGATCTCAATGATTTCTTGATCAGTTTGACGAAGGACTCTCTTTCTTACATATTCAGTAGAGTAATACTTTCCAATGTAAGGTTCAATGGTTGCTAAAATACCAAGTCTATTTTGAACGAGTTCGGATTCTTTAAGTTCGGCAAACTGATTATCATACAAGAAGTCATACTGAATATGATCTCTCATAACTTCCCAATCTTCGGGAGTTACAATATTCTTGAGAATCAATTGAGTTCTCAGCATGTCATTAAACATCTGAGCAAAACGCTTTCTCAGACGACCAACAAACTTAGCAAACTTAAGTTCGTCTCTCAGAATCTCAGAAGAACGACCAAGGTTGAAACCTCCATCGGAAGCAATTCTTGATTCTGGAACTCCAAGTGCTCTGTAGAGTTTCTTTTGGAAATACTCAATATCGGCAAGTTCTCCAAGGTTTTGACCACCAGGGAGTGTGGTGATTTCAGTTCCTCTACCACCTTCACGGCGAGGGAGCCAGAAATCCTCAAGCATACTCATAAACTTACGATCGTCACGAACTTCACCAGTTTGTGCGTTATAAACCAGTTTATTTCTGTAACGAGACATAACCTCTTTGAGGTATTGCTCTGCTTTTACCTTAGGAAGATTGCCAACGTCAATATAGAAAATACGACGTTCTGGTGCTCTTGAAAGTCTGTAAATAACCAAGGAATCTTCAATCATTCTCAGTTGATTGAGTGCCTTGATTGCTTTGTGGAGATATGAAAGAACAGTATTCTTATTTCTATCTACAAGACCAGAAGTGCAGTATGTGACTGAATCTTTTGCAATCTTTACTGCCTTTGCTCCACCACGCGATGCTGCCATCGCGGAAGTTGGATAACTTGGTGAAGGTGTATATTGAAAATACTCTTCGAATTCGGGACCATTTAAAACGTCTTCACTCTTCCCATTAATCCTGGCATAACCAGTATCTAATTGATTGCCAGCCTTCTTCTTTTCTTGACGAATATATTTGATCTTTAGGGGATCAATATATCTCAATTCTTGAATCCCTGCTTGGGGATTCTTCATGTCAATAACTTTCAGATAATATACTCTACCATCAACATACCAGTTGCGGAATATTTCGTGCGATTTGCGATCAAAGTCTAAAATTTCTTTGAGATATTTGAACTCTGCTCTAATCTTAGCCTTAAGATTATCGCTTGCATTAAGATTAGAAAGTTCGATCTCTACTGGAGAATCATAAAGATCGCTAACGATTGCTTCGTTAACAACGTCTTCAATAGCACCGTCACACTCTGGGTGCAGTGCCATTTCTCTATATCTTTTAATTAAATCATGCTCTGTTCGATATACACCTTCAATATCGACATATTGACCATAGAATCCACTAGAAATATAGTTATCAACCCCGTCCTGATTAGTTTCAGGAACGGGGGAGATAACCGAAGGTGATTTATTCTGTTTGTCGTCAATAGAAAAACCAAAAAGTTTTGCCATAGTATAAAACTAAGTACCCTTTATTCTTCTATTTAGTTGATGTCTTCACCACCAGCATTTGCACCAGTGCCCTTAGTAGCTTCCCACCACTGAACTTGAAGTTCAACAGTGAATTCTTGGATACCTTGAGCATCATAAGAAAGTTCAATTGGAGATACCTGAGTTGGGAACACATCGTAGAAACGATATGATCTCAAGGTAGAACCATCACGGTCTAACTGGTAAACATAAGCATCTGCTTGATAGTCTGCTGGATTAACCAGACCAGTGTTATCAGATACTCTGTTGATAGTGTTCATCCAACGCTCGAAAGCAGAGCGAATGGAGAAGTCAGTATCGTTCAGAACAGTGACGGTCCAGGAATCGAAGGTTCTATCACCTGCGATTTTCAGAACACGACCTCTGAAAGGAACTTCAATTTGGGCAATGTTGGATGCAGGCATGTTTGCACCCTTGACCAAAAATCTTGACTTCTCAAGAACAACTGAGTCTGGTTGAGCAGCGTCAGGGAAAGTAAGAACGACTTCAAAGAGGTTGGCGCGAGCGCCACCACCCGTTAACTTACTCTTGAAGTCGGTAATTTTCCTTAGTGGGGGTGGATTGATCTGTTGTTTAGATGGCATTTGAGTTAACCTCTAATTGAATTAAACGGAGCCGATTACTTCTTCAAAGGCAACACCAGTTCTGGTGGCAATGAAGGTCAGACCGATGAAGTTGATCGATCTTGCAGGTTTAATGAAGATGTCAGCAACGAACTCGTTGTTGTCAATGACAGCAGCGGTGTTGTTGGTTTCGTCACAGATTACAACGTAATCAAAGATGCCTCTCTTGGACTGAACGTCGCGGAGGAATGGTTCAACAATGTTCACAAAGTTAGTTCTTGTGATTTCATCGTTGAACTCAAAGAGGAAGTCCTTCGCAGCAGCAGAAATTGCATCTTCCAGATAGACAAAGAGGCGACGGACGTTAATTCTGTCGAATGCGGAAGACTTACCAAATCCAGTCTTATCACCGAAGAGGATGATTCCTGCACCAGGCGAGAATACAACAGGGTTGATTCTATTAGTGTAGAGAACATCTCTCTGCTTCTTACCTGGGTTGTATGCAAGTTTAACTGCGTTCAGAATAGAACCTCTGGAAGTACCTGCAGGTGAGAACCAGGGGAACTGCTGAATATCAGTTCTTGCACAAGTACCAGCAACGTCACCGTTCAGAGGAACATAACGGAAGGTGTCGTTAAAGCGATCATACATGTACTTGTATCCACTATCAAATACACCGTAAGTTGTTGAAGTTACTGGTGCATAGAAACTTACAACGTTGTCGGTGATAGTATCAATGTTATTTACAGTAACAGTACCAACGGCAGAATCATTCAAGAATGCCTGTCTGTAAGGTGAAACGAATGCGATTGCATCTTTTCTTGCTTCAGCAACTGCAATACACTTGTTAGCAAGTGCCTGTGCCTGCTCTTTAGCATAATTAGCAGAACCCATCAGAATGAAGTCAACTTCATACTCTTCAGTATTCTCAAAGTTGGTGTAACCAGAAATAATATCATCAAGTCCAGAGTAGAGAGAACCAGAAGTTGTCAGACCAACAGAACCGCCGTAATTTCTACCACCAGCAAGAGTCAGACTTAAAGAACCAGCGCCAGCAAAGTTAACCTTGTCTGCATTCTGATCCCAAGCAGTATCAGCATCACGCTCAAAGGTATCAGCGCCATTGTCACTGTTAGCAATTGAAGTCGTTACGCCTGGTTGTGATCCTCCAAAGATATATTGGGAGTTATTGTAGAGATACTTTCTCCAGTAGGAAGGAGATCCAACGGAGAATTCTGCATCCTTCGCCTTGGAAAGATTCAGGTGCTTCTCAAGAATCGTACCAGCATTTCCGCTGATTGTTCCCTTGTCATCAATAACAACGATATGAACTTCGTCAAATCTACCACCTCTAGCAGCAGCATATTCTGAAGTTCCTGGTCTGTTTGAAAGTTGATCCCATTCAAGATTTCCTACCGTAAGACTGATTGTTTGATTTTCAAACCAGTCTGTTTCTGCAGAATATGAGGTAGTTCCAACAGAAGCAGCACCACCACCGACAGTTGAAACACCAATGTTTCCTGACTGTGGGAATGCATAAACACCACTTGGTTGGTAATCTACATTTGTTCTAGTACCAGAAGCACTAACATGTGAAAGGAGTTTTACGGAAATTGAATTGTTATCAGATCCAATTTCGGTAATCATACCTTGGAAATATCCATCAAGAACAGAAGTTGTTCCTGCGCCAGGTAACGTTAATCCTGCAGGTACAGCAGCAGTAACGCCCATACCAATTTCAAATGCAGTTCCACTGATTCCTGTACCTACGCCAGAAAGAATTTGGTCTGCTCTACCGTCAATAATTGCAACCGTAACATCATTTGCCCAAGTACCTGGGTTTTTTGCTACAACAGTTACTCCAGGAATGATATTTTCATCATACCCAAGTTGCTCATAGTGCTCGGTGCTCTTGATTTTGATGCTTGATGCTGTGCCAACAAAAGCGTTCTTGAGTCCGTCATCGTCTGCTCTTGAAACTCTTAAAACGCCACCATAGGCAAGATAAGATGAAGCAACCATCCAGTGCTCATAATGCTTATCGACTGAATATGGTCTGCCGAAAGTGTTTAAGAGATCATCCTCATTTTCAATCAATTGAGGAAGATCAACAGGTCCTTTTGCGAATGGAGCAACAATAGCCCCAACCGAACCAGAAACTGGA